TGAGTCAACGACAGGGTGGCTGACGAGGCATTGGTAGTGAGGTCTCGACCCTCAAGGAACTGTGAAATGCTGGCGGCTGAGAATGAGTTCGGAAGCTGGAATCCGTAGTACTTTGCGACGTACGGCAGCATCAGGTCCGAGATTCCGTCCTGTGAGTTGTAGTCCACGTGAACCAGCTTTCCGAACTGGTCAATGAACAGCTTGACCTCATCGAAGAACTTAGCCCACATGTAGAGGATGGACGCGATAATCTGCGGAGATGAGATCTTGCCACCGCCTGGGAAGTCAATGCTATAGCCGTAGTTTCCCTCGAGGATGGTGCCGTCATCAGGAAGACCCTGAGCCGCGGCTGACTCTTCAAGATAGTGGGCTGGAACCAGCTTCGTGATCAAGTTCGGGTTGTTGCTGTCGTAAGATGACGCAGAGGTGAGCAGCGTGGAGTTTAGCGTGACGAGGTCTGGATAGCTTGGAAATAGTACAGGACTGTAGAATGGATCTTCGGTCGCAACTGGAACTGGAAGAGAAGACGTGGTCCTGAGGGAGGTCCTGTAGTTGCTGATCTGAGTGTGGAGAGAGTTGCCTGAGAAGTCGAGGACGACGCGGTTGTTGTCATAAGTTCCAGGACCCTCGTTGAACCTCATGTAGAGGCGGAGGTCTGCCGATGGCTCCACGGTTCCAGATGCGCTGGTCACTATAGCGGTCTTGGACCTGTTCCCGTGATAGAACTTGAACTCGTCTATCGAGCCGCTCAGGGTCTGCTTTGGCGTGAAAGCTGGAACTCCCAGAGATGTCAGGGACTGTGTGCTTCCTGACCCGATAATCAGAGGCGCGCTTGAGAAGTCGAACTTTGAGAACTCCACGGCTGACTGAGAGTACCCCAAGAGCTCACCGTCAACATACAGCTTCAGCGCTGGAGTTGTGGCGTATTTTCTCTCCATCACCGCAGCAACGTGGCTGAATCTGCCTCTTGCTATACCACAGCTCGCTGACATTGCCAGCGTACCGCTGGTCACCAGGAAGACGAGACTTGTTCCGACCCCTGATGAGCTCGAGAGCGCCAGCGTAAACCCGTGATTGTTGGTCCCGAGCTTCTGGAGGATCACCTGGTTGTCATTGCTGGCCACGTTTGCCGGAGCAAGATACATCTCAGCTGAGAATGACTTCTCAAGTGGGTCGATAACTCTCTGGCCAGACCTGTTCTTCGAGAGGGTCGGGTAGAGAATTCCAGCCCTGTCCTCGATAGAGACATAGGTTCCGAGACCTGCTGAGTACCCACCGCCCGGATTCTCGTTCCCTAGTGTGCCCGAGAAGTTCAGGTACCCGATATTTTTGGGCCAGGAGTCGTAGACCCACTTCTCAAATCCCGTGAGCCCGTCGATGAACTTGTTTATCTCAGACTTCGTGGAGTCGAAAGGAAAGTAGTTGATTATCGAGTCGAACGCGACGTTAGTCTTGCTCTCTGCGGAGTCAAAGAACGTGTGGTTTGCAAAGTTGGACCAGTCAACCGGCAGTTGCTGCGTGGATCTGAAGCCGTCTTCAAAGACCGTGAAGTCCACGCCGTTGCCGCCTCCGGACGACATCTCTGGAACCTGGGACATTGTCACGCCTTCCACGGCGCTGTTTCCATTCTGGAGCTTCTTGATGAAGCTTGGCGTGAAGATCTTCTGAGTGCTGTATGGATCTGTCGACATCAGTTACCAACCCTGAACCTTCCACTTACGCTCTTGTGAACAGTGCTCATACCGAAGTCATCGCATAAAAACTCTACTTCGTAGGTGTAGCCCTCCTGTAGAGATTTCATGAGAATGTTGAAGTACATTCCATCTGAGTCGCTTGAGAGCCTGGTGCTATTGTTGAGCTTGTCAAAGGGAATCACTATCGTGTTGGAGTCAGCAAGCCTGATTTGGTAGTATACGCTCGACAAGATGATTCCCTTTCTGACATACGGGGTGCGGAACACTGCGTCTTCTCGGACTTTGTCAAAGACAAAGACTTGAAGCTTCACGTCATCGGTCTTTGAGTAGCTCTGCCGGAGATTTGTTATCTTGAACTGCAGGTCTGCGGGGTCTCCAATCTGAGATGTCGCCATCGGCTTGTTGACTCTGAGAGTCTCTTTCTTGAAGGTGAAAGAGTCGTCCAGGGAGTTCCAGTATGCGTCGAACTCGATGAAGTCGCTGCCTGAGGCATTCATGATGTCTATAATTCTGTTAGAGCCTTGGACTCGGCTCCTGCTGAACATGTCTACAGCAAACGAAGCAGAGTAGAATCCTGTCACCCTGGTGTCATTTGTGCCCTGCTTGTGTTGCGAACCCGTGAAGTACAGCGTAAGGTCGTTCTTCACCATCTTCAGTAGCAGGCAGTTGTCTCCTGTGACGGGTGAGTTGCTGGATCCAGAAGTTAGATTTGAGGGAGCGCCGCGGACAAAATTGCGGAAGAAGATTGACCCAGACTGGTTGAACACCAGATCGTTCCTGTGGTCTTGCGCTGAGTCGTCCCACGAGACGGATACGATTGGAGACTTGAACTTGTTGGCAGAGTTTCTTGAGGCGAACCTCTTGACAAATCTCGTCTTGTTGTCGGTCTCCTGAGAGCCAGAGAAGGAGACCCTAAATCCGCAGTCTGGTATCAGACCTGCTAGGGTGGCTGAAACGACTGTCGTGATGTCTATGTCTAGATTCTCGTTGCCGTTCACGAAAGTCTGATAAGATCCGAGATGAATTACTCCCGCTCCAAGATTTCCCGAAGCAATGACGTCGATGTTATTCGATCCAAGAAGACCCAGGGCGTTTGCGCCAGTGGCGTGCCATAGCACGCTGGCACCGTCGACATAGGAGCGTGTAACAAAGTTGCATGCATCGAGGTCGCTGAAGGCTGATATGTCCCTGCCGATTCCTTCGTCAAATGAGTTTGAGAGAGGGAAGACGGATACCGTGAAGTTCGATGGAGTCGCCTGGCCTGCAATGACGTCAAAAAGCTTTAAGCTGGCTTTAAAGTTTGAAGCGTTCAAGTCTATCGAGGAGCCTGTCAGATCTCTGACGGAACTTAGATCAAACTTCAGGAGTATCCTGGAGAGCTCGATGGGGTTCTCTTCGCTCGATAGCTCCGACTCGTTGTAGAGCTTGAACAGGTCGAGAGTGCCAGCCTTGCCAACATTAGCATCGGTAGCCCTGAAGCTGTTGTTGATTATCTTGTTTGTGATGTAGGTGTCGGCGCTTGCCGTGAGCAACAACTGCATTACTGGGCCGCTCCTATGATGTCACTATCCGGATACTTGAGCTCAAATATGGAACCCTGAGGGCCAAGATACAAGCCATTCAGCTTGGACTTCTGGAAGTCAAGAGAGAAATCGCTGTATGTGCGCTCAAGAATGACTCCCGTGAGGCCAGTAAGCGTGAGGCTGACAAGAGATAGCACTCCGGACACATTGATTATCGAGTTGATGAGGTCAGCTTCGATTATCGGCTGGTCAATCTGGTAATACTTCCTGTCGAGCTTTTCCTTGAGTGCGTTGATCACATTTGCGACCACAACATTCTTGTTGGAGTTTGGCGTGCAGATGATCGAGAAGTTCACCTTGTAGTTGATGACGGTCGCGTCCAAGATGTCGACCGCATCTGAGACAAGTCTGAAGTCGTTCAGGTACGTGGCAAGGTTCTTCTTTAGGGTGTCTGATGTGTGAGTGAGCTCATCTGAGGAGTTCTTTCCAATCAGGTACAGCCTGGATGCCAGAGGATTGTCTGTGCTCTTTGCCACACTGGCTCGGTATACCCTACCAAAGTTTGACGGCAGTGTGTAGACTCTGGATATCAAGTCTTCCTGCGTCACAATTCTCGACTGCTGGTTCCTGGCCGCAAATATCATAGAGCGCAGGTCCTCGAGGCTCATTGCAGAAGCGCCGCCTCTGGCCTCCTCTTCGTTCCTCACATCGATGCTTGTAACCACCGCATTTGACACTGCAAGCGTTGGGCTCCTTGGGAAGTCTATTATCAGGTTCGATATTGTCCTGATTGTATTTGCGCCCACGTTGTGGTTCAGTCCACCACCATAGCGGTACGTGACTCTGAGTGTTGTGTTTCTCGGGGCTGTGCCAAGCGTCTTGGTCTGCAATAGGGAAGTTGGATCAATCGAGAACCTGCTGAGCGTCCTCTTTCCGTAAAGCGGGAGGGCTAGCTCTGACGGGTCTGGCAGAATATCATCGTCCAGAGAGGTCGCATCACCAGATCCAAACTGGAGCGTGGTGAGTCGATTCGTTATGTTCATGGTCGCAGTGAATCTTCTCGGAGCGGGTATGATCTGTAGCGACTCTGAGACGAGGTCGTCGTCATATCCGTAATTCTTGATCCTCTTGTAGACCACGTCCTGAGACAGAGATTCGACCTCATAGTAGTCTTCATCGTCTGAGTCCTTGACTTCAATGATCTGCGTGACGTCGGGATTTGCAAGGTTTATCGTCCTGAACGGGACAAAGCTGTCAGAGATTAGGAAAGACTCGACTTTAGTCTCTCCAGAGACAGCCTCTATCGACCTGCTTACGATGAACGTCGATGGATTTCCATCATCACCGAGCTCTCCAACAACGTACTTGGCGTAGAGAGTTCCATAGCTGTCAGTTTCACCAAAGTCAAGCTCGGAGTCGATCCTGAACTTGACGCCGGCTCCGCTTGACATTGTCGTGCCAGACCCTATGATGGGCAGCGCAGAACTGTCTGGCAGATATTCTCCATCCTCAGAGAGGAGAGCTGGCACCTCGATGTAGAAAGTCACGTTTGCAACGGCAGGAGCCGCGCCGATGGCTTTTACTCCAGCGTTTCTAGCATGCGCCTGAATGTTGACTGACTCTACAGCCGTTCCAGGATCAAGCTCATTGAACTGGTGGTCCAGGTAGAACGACATGGAGTCGCCGACGTAGGCAGCCAGCTCAAGGAACATTCCACCGAGAGAAGCCTCGTTGAAGTCCTGGATCTGCTCGCCAAAATAGTTCCTCGCATAGGTGAGGAGATCTGCTCTGAATCCGGCAAAATCCTTTGCGAGGTAGGTCTTCTGGCTGAACCGACTGTTCAGTGATGTGGTCTTTAGTGTCGCCATTTATGCCGCCATGTACATGATAACTTCTAGACCCTGATTCGTAACTCTCAAGTTCGGAATAGAGTATGTGATCTTGATGGATATTGCCGTAAGATCTTGTGTGGTAAGCAGCGCCAGCCTCCCTGTCTCAAATGTCTGGGGCTCGACAAATGGCATGTACCTCTTGATTGCAGCCTTGATCCTAGAGATTGCTTCTATGTCACCGTCTTCAGAGCCAAGCTCAGTGAGCAGCTCTTTAAGGTTTGCGCCAAAGTAATAGTTTCCAAGCCTCTCACCGTGATTTGTCAAGATCAGGTTCTTGAGATTGTCCTGGATGGTATCTTTTAGATTGTAATGCATGGCGAGAAATCCCTCTTTCTCGCCGCCGAGCTGGACTGGCGTCTTGATGCCAATTGGATTGATGACCTCGTCGTCCAACCGGTTGTTCTGCCGGTAGGGCGAGACTCTCTCTCCAACTGACTTGAAGTCATAGACTGTGCGGTTCTGCTGTGGCATGGTATCTTACCTTCTAAGTATTGTCGAACCGCTTTTTCAGTGTGCTTGCTTACGAAACTCCGACTCCAGGTCCTGTGGTAGCTCCCACTTGAGCCGACGGAGATCCAGCAGTTGTCACGGGTATTCCCGGTGACACATTGACTGTCACTACAATTGTGGTGACGTAAGCATCTACCGCAGCGGCAATATCTGAGGCAAGCTCTGCAGTAATCTGGTCAGGATCAGCACCGTCCTGGGCACCAGCATCTTTGGCCTTCACAAAGGCAGCCCTTATCGACTGCTGCATAATGGATTTGCCCGGCGCGGCTATTGGCATCTACTCTCCAAATATCCTTTCAGATTTGATGTTTGCTATCTCGCTCTCTCGAGTTGCCATGGCAGCCTTGAGCGCTGCTTGGGCTGACAGAATTTGAGGAGATGGCGCGCCGTACCCTGGCGTAGTGTGGGTGCTCAGCGTATCGCAGAAAGTCTTGATGTCTGCGATAATTGCCTTGAGCAGGTCTTCAAGCTGCTGGTACTTGACATATGGCTGACCCTCTCCTGGTCCGGGTCCACCGCCAGCTCCACCATCGTCTTTTGTGCGTCCCAAGAAGATCTTGCTTCCGCTTACCTGGACGGTACCGTCTGGCAGAAGAGCAATAACTGCAAGATCTTCTGATGGAGTTCCCTCTTTGACGATTCTAATTCCGCCATTTATGGTCTGCTCTTCATTCTTTCTTGCGATGATTCGAACTTGATCAGACTTGATCACTGCAAACGGAGAGTCAGCGATGTCCTCAATTGGGGACTCGAAGGGCTTTGCCATCCTCTCGTTGGCAGTGTCAATTCCGAACTGCAAGTCTCCTGAAGACCGCATAGAGAGGTACACCCTAGAAGAATCGTTGACTAGATCTGGATCTCCCTCAGAGGCTAGCCCTGGCTTTATCTTGTTGATTCCGGGATTCTTATCGAGCTCGTTAAATTTCCTAGAGTTTGCTATGACCCTTGGCGCGGTGAGCTTAGGGTCCTCTCCAGCTGCGCTCTCACTCGTTGGACTTGCCGGTAAGAACCTGCCGCGGCCAACGACTATGTCAATTGCGCCCGCTTGCAAGATCTTTCTCTGGTCTTCTGTTTTTATCGCGTTGCTCGTCTTTGACTTGTCAGGCTCTGAGTCTGCTCCCCAGCCGCGCTCCTCACCAAGGCATATGAGCGTGTTGTTAGAGCCCTGGATAGTCATGTCACCTGGTCTCTTTGTGAAGCGAGGCACAGGCTCTAGTGCGAGGTCCTTGTACGACTCAGAGCCTGCGATCAGGTCATCATATGGGTTCTTCTTTACGTCATCTAACCTAAGAGTAGCGCGAGCAATCGTTCCATCGCCATTTTCGAAGCTGGGTATTTTATTCCCGCCAGAAGATGCAGACTTGTCAGATTTCTCTGCGGTCGAGAGAGAAGTTGAGAGAGCTAGCTTCCTGTCACCATGGGTGAAGTTCAGGTCATCGATGGCTGAATTCTCTGGAATTCTTGAAATCCAGTAGGGTAGAGGTCCGACCCCGTCTGATCCTTCAGATATGAGCCAGACCTGCTCTCCAGGCTTGATTGGCATGCAGATATGCGGAGGAAACAGCGGGTAGGCAATCATTGCCTTTCCCTGCTTATCAAAGTTGTCCGTCACAATCCTGACTATGCAGGAATTTCTAGGACAGGTGAGAAGATAGTTCTCATTTCCAATCGTAGGCTTGAGGAGTGCCAGCTTCTCTGCCGTGAATACCGATGGGTCACCTATGAATTCTGAGACCACAGCGCGGTACAGTATCTTTCCGCCTCCCGCGCCGGCAGTAGACGGAGAGGCTGGACCTGGAGCAGACTTATTGCGTACGTCAGACATCAGTCCTTGATCTTGCTGAAGACGTCGTCGGGGTCTATCTTTGCGTTCTGAGCCTCAGCTTCAGAGACTAGCTCAGCAAGCTTGATGAGCTGTTCATTGCTCTTTGCCATTCTCTCGATGTACTTGTTCAGGATCGGTCCAACAGCAATGTGCTCAGCAACTGAATTCTGCATGTTTCCATAAGCTTCGTGGAATAGCAGGAAGGCGTTCTGTCGGTCAGAGATCGCATTCTCGTAGATCTCCTTCCAAAGCGCCTTTTTCTTGTCCTCGGTGGTCGTGATGGTGTCAAGCAGCTCAGAAAATTGCTTGATCTTATTGAGCTTAACCTCTTGGAGATCTGCAACGTCAACGTGATTCATCTTTTCTCCCTGAGTCCTCGAGGTAAATTTCTCTCTGAACGTCCTTGTACAGCCGCCTTATCATCGACATTGATGACGAAAGCTGTTTGGAATTCAGGCCAGAAATGTCTCTCACATAGACATAAATAGCCCTCTTGTTCAAAAAGTCTAGATTGTCTAGGTTCTCGTGGACAGTTATGACGGCGTTAATGCAGGACACATCATTTTCGCTCTCGACACGGCTCTTGATACCGTGGAGGATACGCATGATCTCACCTCGCTTCTCGCGGTCGATCATGACATCATCAGGCGACGGTGAGATCTGACTGCTGGCTATCAGGTACTCATCTCTCTTCGAGAGCCTATCGGTGTCGTTGATGCTGACGTGATTATCGCGGTTCTTTTTCTTCCGGCGAGAGTTCAAGATCAGCCAGTTCTTTGCCACAACGTTGAAGTATGAGAAGGCCTTGGTGCCTCTTGAGCTGTCGAACTTGTGAAGTGTCTCATACAGGAATGAGACGCAGTCGTTCTTGAGCACTGAAAAGCTGTCATCTCTGGAGAATCCATAGATGAGGATCAGGTTCTCAACCAGCGTATTGAACGCTGGCATGATCTGCTGTTCGTAAACAACTGCCCTTGCGAGGTGGTCTGGAGTATTTTGGAACTCCACTATCCCCTGCTGGGTCTTGCTGTCAAAGTAGAAATTAGGACCGTCTGTCCCTGACTTCTTGGAGCGCCTAGTTCTTTTCTTCAGCATTTGAACCCTCCTCTAGTTGCACTTCCTCTACTTTGCCGATGAGGTTGGCGACCTTCAGAATGGCATCTCTACAGATTCTGATGTCCTCAAGCACGGCTCGTACCTGCGGGCTATCGAAGAACAGTGGGATTTGCAGTATCTCAGAAATCGAAGCATATCTCTCATCTAAGATGTCAAGAGAAGATTCGATCCTGTCAACTATCTTGAGAATCATCAGGCCATGCTTATAGTTGAAGTACAGAGAAACTATCAGCAAAACCAGCAAAACGATACATATCACGCTAAGAGATACAACAGTGCCCATCATCTGAAGTACCGTCCTATCTCCCTGTCGTAGCTCTCAGAAATTGCGGCGTGAGAGAAATTTTTCCGGACCTTGTCACCGAGATCAATGGCCCATTCCTTCGGCACCGCGCTTGATTCTCTGAACTTAGTGACCTTCTTCTTGAACTCTTGTTCAGATACTGATGCCCACTTCATTCCAGGAACAAATATCGTTCCATCAATTTTGCTCTGGTGCACATCAGTCAGCTGGTTCTCAAGCTTCACAAACTTCCCAAGGTTCATGAAGTCAAGGTGTCCAGACCAGTTTGTGGCAATCACAGGAACATCGCTTGCAGCCGCTTCCAAGATGGGAAGACCAAATCCCTCGCCTCTTGTCGCTGTAATGAGGGCCTTGATCTTCTCATTCTTGTACAGAGATGCAACTTCAGAAGTAGTCATCTCGCCGTGAAGAAGGTGGAATCTAGGGAATGGACCCTGTCGAACTTCCTTAAGAAGCTGGCGTAACATGTTCTCAGTGTGCTTTCTATCAAGAGTGCAGTTGCTGCCATGGTTGGTCTTGATGATGATGCCAACCTTGGGATCATTTCTAAACAGCTCGCAAAGCCACTTGATGGTGTAGAACGTGTTCTTTCGGTCGTTCTCAGGGTTGTTCCCAGTGATCTGTCCGAACATGAGAAAGTTGAAGTCAGTCTGGACATCGATATCAAGAGGATCTGGACTCTTGAGAATATCTTCTGGAAAGCACTCGTGGACCACGGAAATCGGAGTGTTGACCCTTCCAGTCCTCTCGATTGTCGATTTGACGAACGTAGAGGGAACTACAACGTGGCTCATGTTGTTGCATGCTTCAAGCCACTGTGGGTTGCACTTATCAGTCTCAACAAAGGCTGAGAGTCCAATGTTTACCTTTGCGAGGCTTGGATCCCACTCATTTGGAAGCTGGAGCTGAACAGAGACGTCGAACTTTTCATTTATCGGCGCAGTCCTCTTCATGATCTCGCCGATGAGTCCATCTTCCATGTCGGGGTTTATCATCCAGGGTGTGATTCCCCAGTTCAAGACCTGACAGCGGAGGTCAATTCCCTTTTGGTCAAGAAGCCAGCGGAAGACTTGCCTCGAGTGATTTCCGTAACCAGATAAGGTGAGCAGCGGTGCTCGGCACAGTACTTTCACTTGACCTCCTTGAGATTCCAGCGGCTCTTCTTAGTAGTCTTCCAGTCTTCTACAGTCTTCTTTAGGGTCTCATGCCAAAGATCGACTGTCTTCTGGTAAGAGAATTCGCTCTTGACATAGCTCTTGGCCTTTGTGCCGAGCTCACGCCTCTTGTCAAATCCCATGTCGTACATCTTCACAAGGGCTTGCGCGGTCTCATCGATATCGCAAAAGTCTTCATAGATGTAGGGAACGTGCTGAGATCCTACAAGCGTCTTCTGCCGGATCTCTAGAGCGATTCCATTCTCAGATCCATCTCTGTGGTCTACAACTTGCCTTGTCAGGCCTCCAGTCTTTGCAGCAATGATTGGCCTGCCGCACTGCATGGCCTCTAACGTTGCTAGACCAAATCCCTCTGCGTAAGATATGTTGAGACAACAGTCCGAAACATTGTGGAGGATGTTGATCTGCTCAAACCCGACGCGATCTGGAGAGAAGACTACGGTGTCTCTAAGCTCCAACTGCTCGGCGACCGAGTAGAGATTCGGGCCTTCCATGTCTTTTGGATCCGTGTGCATCACGAGAGTCGCTTTCGGATTTGCGTCTCCACGAGACTTGAGAATATCAAGCATCTTTTTCCAGGCCCAAAGCACGTCAGAAGGGCGCTTGCGCCTAGCATTCCTGTTCATCCAGAAAGTAACAAAGTGATCTTCTCTGGCAGGTCCAAGAATGTTTCTCTTGTGGATCTTGACCTGATCTTCTGGCATCTGATAGTAGACGGAATCAGGAAGAGCGTGGGGAATGAAGTTCGTCTTCTCAGGGAACTTTTCCCTGATGAGCTCATAAGTCATGTGAGAGTGGCAATTGATCAGATCAGTCGCCTCATAGAACGGCGAGTTGAACTCTGGATACGGGTGATTGTCCCATACATGCCACCAAACGATCGGACAGACCTGGTGTACTTCATCTTCCATCTCAAAAAGCCAATAGAAGAACCTGGGGTCCGTGAACAGGAAGATGACATCTGGCTTTTCGGCAGCCAAAGTCTTCCTGATCAAATCTCTATCCCCAAATCCGTCTATTGGCTTTATGATGAAGTCTGGGTTGACCTGTATCGCGTCGTAGTTATCGTGCTTGACCGCAGCGCCGAACTGTCTAACAGTCCACTCGCCCTTTGCAATCAGGCCGTTCACCAGGTGGCGGCTCTGAGTTCCCACGCCAGAAGTGCTCAGTGCGTGATCAGACAAAAGTAGTATTTTCTTCTTGCTCATATTCCTCTAGAACCTTTGCAAAACTATCAATGGCTCTAGATGGTTTAAAGGAGATCAAGTGCAATACTTAGTCTGATGGTAGTCACAGTACTTACAGGACTCTCGATTCTTCATGAAGAGTCCGCGCTTCACTGAGGCGATCATGTTGGCAACCATCTTCCTCGCCTTCTCTTCAACGGTTGGCCCGACCGAGACTGTGAACAGCTCACAGGAGCGTCCAGGCTTCACGCCCTTCTTGAGAAGAACATAGCCGCACTTCACGTCCTTTGACGGCAAAGACTTCTTGGCTCGCCAGAAAGACTTGTAGAGAGCGATCTGTGCCAGGACATTGAAGTCTCGGCGTTTGTCTGTGCTCCATCCACGGGCACTGGAAGTCTTCCAGTCGATCACCCAGTAGACCCGACCCCGCTTGCCATCGCACTCAATGAGACCGTCGATGAATCCCTTGAACTTGATCTCCTGCCCAGGGATATCCTCATAGAGTGCATGCTCAGCCTCTATTGCGACCCAATTAGGAAAATTCTGATCAAGGAAAGCTGGAACTTCATCAAGGATCTGACGAGCCCACTTGACCCAGCTGTCGACAAGTCCATTCTTCTTGGCGTCAGGAAGCTCATCAAACTTCTTCTCCGCCCACACGCGGCGAATCTCAGCCTCGACATTGTCAGGATTCATGGTCCTGGTTGTCAGGAAGTTCTCGAGCTCGGCGTGGACTATGGTTCCAAAGTCAAGATTGGGAGATGGCTTCGAAAGATCGACCTTGTCGATCTGAGCCAGCTTGTGACGCCATGGACACTCCTTCCAGGTCTTGATTTCAGAGTAAGATACGTGTGGCTTTTGGGTTGGGAACATGCAACATCATATACCAACGCAATCTCAATTTCACATTTACAGAGACTTTTTTGTGAGTTCAAGATCCGCTTCGTACATCAGCTTTGCCAGACTCTTGAACGTAGTCTTAGGAGTCCATCCAAGCTTTTCCTTCGCCTTTGAGTAGTCGCCCTCAAGCCACGGAACCTCGTGTGGCCTCTTCAACCTGTCGTCAATCACAAGGTGCTCGTCCACATTGAGACCCGCAATATCAAACACTTCGTTCAGGAATTCTCTGACCGTGTGGGTCTCACCAGTTGCGACAACGTAGTCATCAGGCTTGTCCTGTTGGAGCATAAGCCACATCGCCTCAACGTAGTCCTTGGCATAGCCCCAGTCTCGTAGAGCGTCGAGGTTCCCAAGAGAGATCTTGTCCTGTAGGCCAAGCTTGATCCGCGCCGCCGCCAAGGTGATCTTGCGAGTCACAAAAGTCTCGCCACGCCGCGGACTCTCATGATTGAACAGAATACCAGAAGATGCGTGGATTCCGTAACCCTCACGGTAGTTGCGAGTGAGACCATGCGCGAAGACCTTGGCGCAAGCATATGGTGAGGCTGGCATCAGACGAGTCTCCTCACTCTGAGGGTGCTCGGGATTATCTCCGTACATCTCAGAAGAAGATGCCTGGTAAAATCTGCAGCTCGGCTGCATGGTCCTGATACATTCTAGCAGTCTCAAAGGACCAACAGCGACGGCATCCACAGTCTCTTCTGGAACGTCAAAAGAAACTCGGACGTGAGACTGCGCAGCAAGATTGTAGACTTCATCGAACTTTTGATTCGAAAAGAGCCTGTAGAAAGATCCTGCATCATTCATGGAGCCATAGACAAGCTGAAAGTTCGGGTGCTTAAGCAGGTGATCAATTCGATCAGTCGCAAGAAGAGAAGTTCTCCTCTTCATTCCAATAACTCTGTAGTCTTTCTCTAGAAGGAGCTCGGCGAGATAGCTCCCATCTTGCCCAGTGACTCCAGTGACTAGTGCAGTCTTCACGTTGAGTCCTTTGTGCGGTTAAAGATTTCTTGCTTGACAAACACTGTGTTTACTTGATCTCTATAGACTTCACTATAACCAGAATTCAAGATGAAGTTTCTTACTCTCTGCTCTCTTTCTACAATTTCACTGTATCTGGCAAAGTCTTTGTGCCCATCTTGAATCTCGCAAATCAGCATCTTGGGGTCTAGCTGCTTGAGATCGAAAGATCTCAATACGCTTTCTTCGTAGCCTTCAACGTCGATCACGAGTAGATCAGCATTCTTCAAGCCAACGGCGTCTAAGATAGTTTCCAACCTATAGACTTGAACCTCTCTTACTCCAGAGAAATTCTGTTCCAAAGCTTCTTTAGCCCACGAGATCTCTTTGTAAGCTTCAAGATGGTCCTTGTCAAGTGTCGTGATGCTGGCTGCGACAGCAATTCTTGCTTTTGATTCGACTTCTCCAACAGCGCAACAAACTACTTTTATCTCAGGATTGTGAGAGTGATTCAAAGAGCAGGCACGAGCGTACTCAGAGACAGGCTCAACATATAGCCCTTTCCAGCCAAGCTTAGATAAGGCGTAAGTGTTGCTCCAGCTTATTCCATCATAAGCGCCGACCTCTACAAAAACTGGGTCCTCACCAGCGTTTGGCAAGAGCCACTTATTGTATATCTGCTCCAAAGATTCAATCTGGCAATCATGAGGAACCTCAAGCTTAGTGTACATGGAATCCTCTTACGTTTGGATATCGATCTTGGAATTTTCTAATAGTCTCTTGAAGGCCTTCTCGAAGTGGTGTATACTCTGCTGACCAGCCAAGAGACCTCAGCTTATCATTTGAAGACGGCTTCTCGTACTGTCCGTCAGGCTTTGAAGAGTCAAACTTGATGTGTCCCTCAAATCCGATTTCCTCTCCGATCATCAGAGAAAGATTTTCGATAGAGACCCAATCAGGGTTACCGATGTTGATAGGCTCCTCGCCATCATAGTTTTCCGCAAGCCACAGAATGATCTTGGCTGCGTCCCTGGCAAAAGTGAACTCACGGATTGGACGTCCAGATCCCCAGACAACGACTTCATTCCTGCCTGCCTGCATTGCCTCATGGAACTTCCGGATGAGAGCTGGAATGACATGACCACTGTTGAGATCGTAGTTGTCATTGATACCGTAGAGATTGTTTGGAATGACCGAGATGAAGTTGCACCCAAACTGCTGGCGATAAGCCCTGCTCTGGACCTCAAGCATCCTCTTTGCGTACGCATATCCAAAGTTCGATAGATGCGGAGGACCCATGTGAAGCTGATCCTCTGTGAGCGGGTACTTCACATAAGGCGCGTCTGGGTAGATGCAGGTCGAGAGCACAGAGACAAGCTTCAGCTTATTCACTCTGCAGGCATTCAGCACATTCATGTTCATCTTGACATTGTCATCAAAGAAGTCAGCGACATAGTCAGTGTTAGCCTTCACACCTCCGACCCTTGCGGCACAGTGAATGACCGTGTCTACTCGTCCATCTTCCAGAGTGAGGATAGCATGATTCGAATCCGTGAGATCACATTCTCTCGAGCTGAGTCCAACGGAACCAGGAGACAGAGCAAGAATCTCGCTGCCAAGAAGTCCAGTTGCTCCTGTGACTAAATTTTTCATTTGATAAGGACCTCGTCGCCTGTCCAGACAGCGACTCCAAGACAAGCTAAGTTCCACTTTTTCACGTCACCCTCAAGCGAAGATTCACTCCAGGATGGGACTTTAATGTTGACTCCAGAAGCGCATCTCTCGACTCCGTCTTGGAAGATACGCCACACAAGATTGCTATTGCCATGCTTTGTGTTAAATCTGATCAAGAACTTGCTGGTAGCTATGTCATCTTTCATGGCGCAATCTCAAAGAGGTAATCTGCCCACCATCTGTCATCAGAGAAATCATGAAACTCTCCTCTAGTCACTATGCCGTGGCTAGAACCAACTAAAATGTAACCAAACTGTTTGAGATATTCAGCTGCTGATTGTACTGTGTTGTCTGGAAGATCAGGGTAGATTTTCCCCTTCCTTGCGTCTTCTAGCTCTAGGGTTATCGATCCAATCTTCTGCGACCTGAGATAAGCCTCAAAGGTCTTCAATATTGTGAGATCTGCACCCTGGGCGTCTGTTATCAGAGTGTCTATCTGTTCGATTCCCTTAGACTGCAAATAAGCAGGATAGTTCACGCTTCTGACCTTCACAACTTTGCCATTATGAAGATTTTCATGTGAACGATAGGGAAAATCTAAACTATTTCCCTTTGATATAGAGCTTGTGCCAAGGTCTGATCCACCTGAAAGCGTAAACTCAATCTCGCCATCATGAGTCCATGCTGCGGCAGTCATGACCTCGACATTTGGAATCTCATTAAGTCGCTTGTGAAGATCCGCATACTTCTCAAGAGGGTCAATCCCATAGTGCCTATCGAATCTTCCTGAGTTCACTAGCTCTATGAATGTAGAGCAATAAGATAGACCGATGTATACCAGATTCTTCACGGCTAATTCCTTTGTCTAGGCTTCAAAGAGAGGGCTAGTAATGTTCTCACTGGTGATCATGCACCACGAAGAACAGCTGGGGTTGGGGTCAAAATCTAATCTTCCGCCTTGAAATCGATGGGTAGCGCTGTACTTTGGCCAAACTGCGCCGGCAGAATTTAGAGTGTCAATTATGGAAGCAGACCTAATCTGTGCATTGCAGCCTTCGACTCTAGGATTCTTGAGGTCGTCAATCAGTATGACGTAATTCTTGTACTTTTGAGTTATTAGCTCAACTTCTCTTAGGACGGTTGGATCATCATCTTCATCAGAATGAGCGTCTAGCCAAAATACAGGAATAGCATCGCGGGGCACGGCCTTATCGATCTGCCCAAGAAAGCTCAAAGAGTCCGAGTGAGTTATCGAGACATTTTTGCGGACGGAACATTGCAAAGTTGCTGCTTCGTAGTTGCTCCTTGAGAGCTCGCAGCTATGTAAAATTGTCCCTGGAGAATTCAAAGAAACGTAGTCGCAGGTGATGCCTAAGTACGTTCCTGTCTCTACAAAGATGTCATAATGCCTCAAGAGCTTGATCATAAAATCACAGAGAATCGCGTCTCTATGAAATCCAGAGATCCTCTCGTTACGAAACTCGATGCAAGAGTTTGTTCTCAGGAACTCTTGCGCGTCAAACGCCGCAATTGAAACAGAAGACATTCACTTACCGGTGCTTTGAAAGATTTCTAGTCCTGAGACGTCGTGGTACTTCCAAGAACCGCCACAGTCTTTGTTGTCGTCAGAGACCTCAAGGAACAGTTGAATTCCTCTAGCGGCCTGCTCGGGTGGCATGTACATGTTCCATCCCATCATCTGGATCTTGTCCTGATCGTAGGGCACAGTAATATCGCGCCCCTCGTACCGAGCAAGCTTGAACCAGTCATATGCTGCCTTGTCATTTGTCAGGATCATGCCGCCCTTTCCAATCGGCACTGTCTTCTTGATGTGGAAGGAAAGACAGTGGAATGTATCCTGCACATACATCCCCTTGGTGAATCTCGTAGCTCCATCGACAATGTTGTATGGATCTAGCTTGTAGCACCCAGACCAATCGAAGTCGACAAAATCTGGAGTACAGCCAGCGTGTATGATAGTCTGTGGAACTGAGACATACGTGCGGGATGGAATTTTTATCTTGCCGCTAGCGTTGTTGTACCTGAGACAGAGAAACAACGCGTCGGTGCAATTATCGACGCTTACAGCGTACTTGCTACCTGCGTAGTTAGCGACCATCTTCTCAAACGCATCAACAACGTCCCAGGGGTCATTGATGACAAACCCAAGACCCTCTAGCTTTGGCTTAATTTCCTCAATACTAGCGAACATTCTCCTCCCACCAAAGCAACAGGTTCAAATACTGCAGCTCATGTTCCTTTAGTTTATCTCGAGAGATCAGAAGTTTAGCAAGCTGCTTAGATCTCACGGGAGATCTTGACTTCCAAACTTCTGACTGATCATCTATGGCGCCTGCAACGTGGTCTTTGGTCAGCGTGAAGCTCTCAGCAGATGGACTCAAGCCGTACGTCAAAGCACAATTTTGAGCGTCTCTAAACTTGTGCGGGAAATCCTTGTGGTGAGTCATCTGATTGAAGACTTTCCAGACTAGATCGACAACTGATTCGCTTCTAGCGACTCTCTCAGGGTGCGCAAAAGTATCGTGCTCGTGTCTGGTGTTCCTTACTCTTATGCTGTCAAAGCATACCTGCTTGTTCGGCGCAATCTTGTTGCCCAAATACTGGCAGAATAAGCTGACTCCGCCGCTTGCGTGGCAAACAAATGGAAAGACATTCTCCATGAACGACCGGTGATAGACATTAGTCTGTTGGTCGTAGTCGGTGATGCAGAACGCCTCTTTGCCTTCTGGATTTTCATAAACAATTTTTCCGCTACTGACTTCTTGGAAAGTAGCGCAAAGTGGCTTCCACTTCTCGAGGCAACGAAGAATCTCGCTGGCAGGATCTTCAGTGATGAATTCCGTGTCATCATCTATGAAGATGTAGTACTCGTAGTTCTTCTGGACCACATCGTACAAGAATGTCCGACCCTCAGAAAATAGAAGCTTAGACTGGTAGAAGTCCGACGCAGGATCTTCAGGGGTGCTCCAGTTCAGTCTATAGAAGTCGCAAAAGTCACGCGTGAATAGCTCGCGCTTTTGGACTGACAGAGGGTCATTGACGTACCTTCCCTGCTCGAGTATGCAGAACTTTTTCATCGAGAAAACTCAGAGTAGTAGCCTCCAACCTTGAAATCTGTTCCCTTGGTGACTGAGGTGAGGTTTCTCTCTGGAAAGTATTTGTCTCTTGGCAGGATTCTAAAGTCCAAGCTCACGCGAGTGAGACCAGTCTCATTGATCTTGTTTCCGTGCGTGAGCTTGTTTCCATTGAAGCAGACCAGTTGGCCAGGATGACAGTTCATGGGCTTATAGTCTCCGAGTCCTGGTACGCTCTCGCACCAAGTAGCGCTGGTCCCATACATCACTGTGAGAGGGATCTGGAAATTGATTTCTCCATCAGGGTGCCTGTGGTCTATATCGCTATCATAGTGCCACTTGTAAGTGGCCTTGTAGTTTGGAACATGGACTCTGAACGAAGGAAATGTCTGATAGATAAATTCCTTGTTGACGAGGGGAGAAACGACTTCACGCAAGATGCCGTGATAAGCATCGATGATTTCAGTCCAAGAGAATGGACCATCATGGTTCAGCCTCTTATAGAAAGCAGAGTGATACTCAGTCTTGCTCTCATTGCTACTGTCAAGGTTATCGAACATGAGGTCGCTTCTCTGGACATGCAGAAGCTCTAAAGCAGTCACGCCGAACAGATCTTGCACGTGGCTTCTGATCGGAAATTTGGTCTCATCGTAGTCAAGAATTACCGGCATGGAGTCTCCTATCTTAGTCCCGCAAATTGCTCTCTGATGATTGAATCGTAAGCGACCCTGAACCTCTCTCTGGTGTTCTCATAGACTTCGGGGGCTTGGACGGCTTCAGCACTTAACGCGGCTGGATCATGAGGAGTCACAGACTTAGTGAGGCTCTTGTTGCACTTCTCATATACGGCAAGAATTTTGGTGGTATCTACTTCCCTACCGAGGAATCTAAGAACGTGGGCCATGGATTCGACTGGATTTGACTTGAGCTCTTCATAAGAGAGGCTGATCATCGACTCAATGTCAGAATTATCCCTAGTCCACCTGGAGAGGTGCGCTCTGTATTCTTCAACTAGAGACTGAACCTGATCGTCAAGCCACTGATTCCTCTCGCCGTTCCAGTTGCTGGCAATAGTGTGATCGTAGCGTAACTGGGAATAAATCGTGTCTACTGGGTCTCTGTGGAGGTAGATCACCTTCTTGAGGCCAGCGGTGAGACCCTCAGAGGGTTCGTAATTTCCCACGCGCCGATCATGAATGTGGAATCCCCAGAACGACTTTGGATTAGGGTCAAAGAAGCTCTGGACATAAGACGGCTCTCCGAGATATGACTCGAGCAGAATTCTGAGCCAGTGAGAACCAGTCCTCGGATAAGAGACTAGCCGTGGAAATTCCGGATTGTTCTTGACTCCATCCCTATCTAACATAGCGGTAATGTCATACATCGATAACCTCGTAGTGTTCTGGAAGAAGATCCTGAGTGTCTTTTGGTCCAGAGGGTCCGAACCAATTTTTCGGAGCAATCACGACTTGCTCACTTGAGCTGGCCAGCCAAGATCCCCACCAGCTGAAAGAGCTATTTGCGATGATGTGGTGTTCACAGCTTGACATGGCACACAGGTCTTCAATGTTAGAGAGGCCTTCATACACCGTTGCTTCAGCAATATTTTGCCGGCACCACTCTCTGTCGTCCGAGAAAGCAATGAAGTCAACGCTACCAAGCCTCTTCCTGAGTATATCAATCGCCGCTCGATAGTAATCAACGCTTAGCGGTGGATGAGTGTCTCTGAGCTTGACATAGTCTCCCCTCCTTACGTGGATAGCGACTCTCTGCTTACCAACAGGTAGCTTGTCTTTAGTGGCGTTTCTCAGCGTCTCTTCAAACTGGAAGATCTTTCGTACATGCTCTGGATCGGTGATGTACTTCCAAGACTGTAGATAGCCGACAACATCGCAGTTCCCAGGTATCAAAGCCATCTCTCGAGAATGGGAGAACCCGGGTTCATTCCACCTATATTTTATGAACTGCGCAGTCTGCTCGTTCAGATCAACGGCTGGAATCTTGAAGTGATTTCTAATCTCTGCTCTGCTCTCATCAGGCAGGATAAGCTGGAGATTTCTATCTTTTGCAAGGCAAGACACAGCCGCGACCTGGAACATTTGATTGCAGAGCCGACCGTAGCTTCCCAGCATGGAGAAGCTCACATACTCACTCAACTCCGAATCTCCTGCTCAGGATATCAGCCACGATGTTGTCAATGCTGTAGTAATCGAGGCTCTTTGCGTGATTTGCCTCTATGGGATCTAGCATTGACAGGTAGAGGTCTTCATTTAGCTTTGGAATGATCTGCATGAGGTCCATTGCGCTCTCAAAGACAATGATGCCCTTCTGGTCAAAATGCTCAAATACGGTTGGATCTCCCCAGTACACTGGTACCGTGCGGCAAGCAAAGCAGTCTAGTATCTTTTCAGTGTGGTAGTTTGGCGCCCTGTTGTTCTCGATCGATATCGAGAATCGATACGGCAATAGGGCTTCGGCTTTTCTGTCGATTGGATTGCAGCCTCGACCGTAGAAATCGACATCATATCCAGCCTTCCGAATGTGGTGCGCAATGTCATGCCTCAACCTGTGACCTTCAAGGATTCTCTTGTCAGAGAATATGTGAGAGCAGTCTCTTGACTTGGCATGCTTGTCGTGAATCGCTGGCGTATCAACAAAGATCCCATCTGCAGGCATGTAAGCCGCTTTTTCGGGATACATGTCGAGAAGCTTCTGGTCGTGGGTCAAGATTAGGTCAAAGCTAGATCCAATCTGCTCGAGGATCTGGTAAGACTGAGGCTCAAAAGCCCTGGGCTCCATGATCCAAGCAACGTTCTTCTTTGTGTTTACCCTCCCAACAAATTGCGTCATCCTGCCTGTGAAGATTGTGATGCCGTCGTACTCTGAGAGCATCTTGACGTAGGAGATTTTTTCAGGGATTCTCCCACGCTCAAGCGTCTCGTCATAGGAGTCGGCATGCGAGATGTTCTCGTCTATCAAGTTCACAATCATCTGAGCGCTGGCCTATTTCTCTTTGAGAGCATGTGGCCCTCGATGACTTCCTTGTCGAGCCTGCCCAAGTCCAAGAGTCCATCTAGACCGAGGAAATGTGTGTTGGTGAACCCCAGCCTCTCGAGGTGCTGCTCAAGTGGGTACTTTGCGGCATTGAAGTTATTCCTGCCCAAGAGGTAACCGCCTTGGACCACGTTCTTTGCTGCCCAGTCCTGACCAGCCCACTTGGCGACTGGCGTGGTCGGGAACGAGCCTATGTCGTTGTGGACAAAGGCGATCTCAAAATTGTCATCAGGAGATAGGTCAAGGGAGTTCTTGATCCTCACTCTGTCGTGGTTCTTCGGGTTTGCGATGTCAAATCCAATACAGCGATCCCTGCCAAAGAACTCACACAGCATGTCAAACCCAACGCAGTTGTTGGTCCCCATCAGGAGGATGAATCCATGCTTTGGAATGTCAGAAATCTTGAAGACCACGTCTTCATAGATCTTGCAAGCGTAGTAGTCCCTGCTGTAGTTGTCAACATCACCGTGGAGATGGACTTGCTCAAACCAGAACTTTTGGCTGTAGTAATCAGACTCTTTCATGGAACCTCAGCTGATCCTGCTATATTTTGGTCGGGTCCTGATCAGCCTATCAACTCTACCCTGATCGGCAGAATTGATAACATCGTCGCTCAAAGGATTCCAACGATTATAGACATAGAGAGCGTTCGGAATGAAAGCGTGGCGCTCTCCAGCCATCTCAAGCATTGGAATCATGAAAGAAACGTCCCAGCCAGTCTTGAAGTACGTTCCGTCAACGTCCCTCAGATCCTCGTCCCTTATCGCGTTCCAGATCCTGCTCTTGAACGTGCGTAGGTGGCTGGAGATGAACTTATAATCTCTGTAGGAGTTACTCCTGACAACATCATCGGGAAATGGCTCGCAGTTTGTTCGGGTCTGGCCAGTTGGCCAATGAATATGATTTCCGTAGGTCAAGAGGACGCGAAAGTCTCGGTACACATTGCTGACAATCGCAAGAGAGAACTCAGAGAACAGGAAATCGTCTCCATCGATGACCATAAGAACTGACTCAGGATCTTTGTCAGTCTCGAGGAGCTTGAAGCCTTCGACAATGTTGTGCAGCGCCTTCCTGTTCTCGGTGTTGTGGACTACTGTGAACCTGGCGTCTGGAAATTCCGCAAAATGCTTGTCAATTGCTGCCCCAGTGTTATCGGTGCTGGCGTCATTATAGACAATGCACCGAAAATCAGTGTGGCTCTGCGACTGGATGGAGTGCAAGCACCTGGAGATCCAGTGCTCTGTGTTGTAGGTTGGTACGACAATATTGAATCGCATCACTTGTCCTGATTGTTCGTAGATGTGTTCCTGCGGTAACAGTACTGGCGCTCAGCAAGAATCGAAGTCTTTCCCAAGAGGGCTGTCGCTCTGAAGTTAAAGTCGCTGTCCTCACTGTTCAGCACACGGAGGCCGACACCGGGAGGATTGAACCTGAGCCCATATCCGAACAGCGCTCGGTGGAACATTGCAGAGACTCCGGCAGTCTCAAACCTTCCAGTCGAGTAGTGGTTCACTCCTGGCGTGTGGAATCCACCCAGGACAAGCTTCGAGACTGTTTCCTGCTCCATCACAGTTAGTTCTTCTCCGAGAGCAGGCAGTGACATCGCTTGATCCACGTCATCTTCGTCATAACAGTGGTAGAAACCACAGAGATTGTGCAGCGTATTTGTCTCAAAGAGGCATCTGAGCTGACGGAAGATCCTATCAGGAAGCGAGATGTCATCGGAGTCGTGGGACGTGAAGAAGTCACATTCGCTATTTGACATCACGTAGTTGAGGGCATGCCACTTTCCGTGATTATCTTCGAACTTGTGGTACTTGACGCGCAGATCTTCCTTTGCGAGCTCGCTAACAATCTCATCGATCCCTTGGTCAGGGCTCGAGCCGTCATTAACGACGGCAATTTCGAGGTTCTTCCACGTCTGATTTTGGATGCTCTGGACGCTCTGCTTGAGATACCTTCCGTGATTGTAGCACGCAATCACGACCAGAACCTTCGGCTCTTTCTCACTTATCATTCATGACTCCGGGCTGTGGCTTAGGCGGGTTCAGGTGAGGAGTCTTTCTGCTCCAGTCGATTTTCTGGTGGAAGATCCATCCACCCATCTCACTAGAGAGCTTATTGGCTAGCTCGCGGATGTCCGCGTCAGTGACCTCTGACCAAGGCTTGTCGAAGAACATGTTGTTTTCAGATGTATCGACCTGCGGGATATTGTACATGCTCTGCCAGTGCTTTGACCAGTAGTCACGGTAGGTCCTGATCTTGCGTTCCATATCAAACCACGAGTAGTGGTGCACTGAAGGGAGGCCATCGGTCGCGGCGTAGAACCAGTTCTGGTAAGCTTCAAGGGCAGCAGAGTTTCCATTGAGTCCCGCAATCCTGGCACCGTGGACATTGTCATCGTAGAAGTTGGCAAACTTGATGAAATCACCAGTCTCAGCGTCGACATAGTCACAACCATCAGATCCCGGCTTAGAGTAAGTGCCGCCATCCTCATCGGTGACCCTAAAGACTCCAGGAATCCCGTGGGTGATGTTTGGTCTGTTGCGGCTCAAGCGCCACTTCCAGGGATTTATGTCAGCGCGGACCTTGCTTGGACCTCCCCAGTACTCGATCACCGGCAGCGCGAGGAGGTCAACCCCAGCTGGGAACCTCTTACAAAGCTGCTGGACCTTGGAGTAGTCGTCCTCATGGACGACCTCATCGGCGTCCTGTTGCCACAGGAATTCGAGCTTACATCGCCGGCGGGACTCGGCCTTCTGGGCGCCATCGAACACCGCAAACCGGGGGTGGTTCCAGTCTCTGGCGACCTGGTGGACGTCGAGCTTTGGCTCCAGCTTGGCCCACTCCTGAAGCTCCTCCCAAGTACCATCCTTGCTACCGCCGTCGACCACCACGACTTGCCCGCAGAATCCCAGCAGGGAAGTTATGCTTTCCCGCCAAGGATAACTGTGCCTTATGCAGTCGAGTGTCGTCGTGTACCCAGAGATTCCCACGACTGGGGTCCTTGAGCTGAGGATGGAGTTCCAGAACTTGCCCCTCGCAGCGTAGAGATAGGATTCAGTGAGACCTGCGTCATCAGTCGCAAACCACTCCTCCTTGGCATGCTCGACGTTGTCGTTGGTTACGACCTCGCAGCCGAGCAGCTTCGCCTCGATGACCATTCGGGGGCAGGTGTCGCCACCGAGCGGGAGGTAGACGAAACCCTCTGCGGTGGACATGCGCTCGAGGACCTGCTCATACCTCCAGCCGCTGATGACCTCGTACTCCTTCCCGTTGTCCTCGCACCACTTCACGGCGTCGGCAAAGCCCTTGATCCAGGAATCAGAACCGAGGACGAGCCACTTTGTTCGAGGCTTTCCAGCAGCGCGCTCCCTGAGGAACTTCACTGACGCAAAGAACTGGTCGTCAAAGACCGAAGACAGGACCCAGTTCTCTCTCTCGAGCAGGAACGGGAAACGCTTGGTATACCTCTCCTGCTGGCGCTCAGACATGAACCAGAGGGACTGAGCACCGTACATGAACGCTGATACGAGCTTGCCGTGATCCTCGTTGTTGCAATTGCAGTGCTTGCCTTCGGCAGCCTCATGCTTCTCGGGAGAGCGGTACCTGCAGAACTTGTAGTCGTACTCAAGGATGGAGTACTTGATATTTGCAGCGATCGACGGGATCAGATTGAGATCCATCTGTGCAAAGTTTCCGAAGATCCAGTACTTGTCCTTGCCCTCTTCGAGGAGCTCGTGCGAAACGTCCCTGGAGTGGAGCTTCAGGATAGGCAAGGGAGCTGAGCTGATCAGGGCACCAGAGGTGAGCTCCGCACCTCCGAGATACTCCTCCTGGAACAGGTCAGCTACGAAGATGATCTCGCACTCCTGAGGGATGCTGAGCTTCTTACCAAAGGGACTGTCGAACATTTTTCACTCCTCAAAATTGAACACTTCAACTTCTGGAGGTACTAGTTTTAAGAGAAAAGAGAACAGAGACTAGTAACGACCAGTAGAACAACTAGTAGATTCTACTGAGCAGAAAAAATAGATAAAAGACTCTATTGAGGAAGCTTCTCATCTTGAAGAAGTTTCTCTAGAAACCTCTTGTTGCTGGGCTATAGAAGACCTTTCCTGTTACAGTCGTCGTCTTGCCGATTGTTGCAGTCGAGTGGCTGAAGGTCATGATATCACCACCGCCATTCTCACCGAACTGGAACCTGACCGGATAGTAGACTCCAGCAGTGAGTGATGCTGTTCCTGATACCTCAACTGGACCATGGAGACCGCCGTTGTTGATAGTCGCATTAGTTGTTGAGAATCCGGAGACTGCGTTACTTCCTATCCACATGTAAGATGCGTCGTCAGAATTCAGATAGAAAGTGTAGGTCTCTGTGGTCGTAGGAACAAAGTATCCAAGCCACTGCCTGCTGAAGCTCTCGCCTTCTTCTGCGCTGGAATCTTCAATGACCGTTGTCTGCACATTAGTGGCCGTAGCCGTCGCAGTTGCGAACCAGCTCACAGCATCTGCGAAGTATCCAGAGTACGTTGTGCGATAGAGACCAGCAAGGTAAGGGCTCGATCCTCTTGTGATGTAGAAGATCTGTGTTGCCGTTATCCTGCTGGTGGTGATTGAGGCGTCTGTCGACTGGACATAGATTACCGTCCATGACGAGGCATCATTGCTTCCCTCCAGAATCCACTGGACTGGATCACGACCGTTGACATCGGCACCCGTAATATACCTAAAACCGTCAACTGTTCTTCTGGAACCAAAGTCAATCTGTAGGACCCAGGACTTGGTGACACCGGTCACATTGCCACTCACAGTTCCGTTTCCAGACCAGTCGAGGAAAACGGTTCCGGTGTTGTTGTCGATCGCCTTGCTCGCGTCCTGACCGGCTGGGTTGACTCCGCTTGGATTGGTCGCAGTTGCTCCTGTGTAGTCAACACGAGTGCCCATGAATGTGAGATGGAATTCAGCCATCTGCATCATCCCGACGGGGTAGGTCGGATCCTGCGTGATGTCGCGTACCTTGGTGACAGCGAATCTGAAGTAACGGAATGTTTGGTTTGTCACGTTTCTGGGAGCGAGTGAGCCAGCGAATGAAGAAACTCTAGAAAACATTAGACACCGTACCTGCTGCGACCAGCCTGGAAGTTAGTTGAGACCTGCCCTGCCGAGAGTGCTATGTTGTACACTTGGAATGCGCCAAGTCTCATGTTGGAGAAAGTTCCGTCTCCCAGGTTCGTTGCGTCTGTGTGGGCGATGGCGTAGTGTAACGGTAGGTTGCCACCATCGTTGTAGGGAGTCGAACGTGTTATAGTGGAGGATGTAACGGCAAGCGCACCGTTGACATAGCCTCGCAGGACCGATCCATCGAACGTGAAACCTGCGTAGTACCAGGCGCTTAGCGGAGTAGATATGGTCGATGAAAATCCTGGCTGGTTAGACCAGACAGAGAACTTCA